GAAGTATATTAACGTAATGGCACTCACAGGGACTGTAAGCAGATGGTTTAATCGCAAGGGATATGGTTTTATTAATGTAATGAATTCCGATAGTGAACATGTTGGGCAAGATGTCTTTGTTCATCTATCTGGTATTAATGTAAAGAATGATGGATACAAGTGTCTGTATCCAGGTGAATATGTAAGCTTTGATCTTGATCAGAATGAACAAGGACAGCTGGTTTGTGCTAATGTTACCGGTGTAATGGGTGGTCCTCTTCTCGTGGAACATGAAATGTTCCGATTTAAGTATTTCCAGAAGAACCGCGGCAATCGTGATGAAGGTGGGGAATCTACTCAAACCGAACCTGAACCCGAAGAGCAAGAACCTGAACCCGAACAATAAAATTTGATTTCAAATATTAATTTTCTTTTTTAACTAAAAAACTATTCTGTACTATTATGCCACTTCGCAATGGTAAAGAGTATCGGAAAAAAGAGTATCTTAAAATCTTGTTCCCAAAAGAAACTCAACCATTCAACATGGTCTTGCTCCCGGAAAAGGGTTTACAATACAAGGTTGAGATTAATTTTGATGAATCAAGTAAAGCATGGCGAAAAAATAAAATTAAATTAGGTGAGGGAATGTTTAAATACATAAGACCTTTAAGGAAACGCTAATCTTCAATTAAGCATATATCTATTTCGTGTAATTCTTTCTTCTTTCTAGCTTTCCTTTTCTCTAACTTCGTTTTAGTTCCATCCATATGATAAGTATGAATATCATGATTGCATTTTTTGTAAAAAGCAATCCTCTTATCGCATTGTTTCTTGAAGACACTTAAATTAGGATGAGTATCTATAAAATCAATCACTAATGGATGAAATTTTCTAACATTAGCTTTTTCTCTTAAAATTCTACCAACACTCTGAACCACATCACTTTTTGGTGATGCTAATACAATCGTATTTAATTTTGGTATATCCATCCCTTCACTCGCCATCGAGTAAGTTCCTAAGATAATATCTTTCTCTTGCGAATCTCTGAGTTCAGATGGTTTCATCCCACCAACATATTGTCCAACTACATTTGGATCTATATTCTCTTTAATCCATTTTTCAGTTCTTTTAAGATATTCCCGTCTATCTCCTAGAATCAATATTTTTCTACCTGTTTCATATTCGGTTTTTACAATTTCATTGATAAAATTGTTTCTATGAATACAATCTGAAATATTATTAATCATACGTGGCATACATGGTTTTTTATTAAAACCTAATTCTAGTTTATTGTATGCTTTATCTTCTTCGTTTGTATATTCATAAATGCGTGTTTCAATATAATCTTTATTAACTTCACTTTTTGATGAAAATACCATTGGACCTATGTACCACTCAAATACCTTGCGTAAACCATCTTTTCTATCAGGTGTTGCACTTAATCCTAACATATAGTTAGATGCGACTTTTGCCATAGACTTCGAAAATACTTCGGCACCAAGATGATGACATTCGTCAAATACTGCTAAGCCAAATGTAGAAAATACTTCCGGATCATATTCTTTTATAGACAGACTCTGAACCATCGCGAGTACAATATCCTTGTTTTCAATATCAATTGTATTTTGCTGAATCTTACCAATACGGGCAGTTGGCAAGAACTGTGTAATTCGGTCTCTCCACTGAGTCATTAAGAAATCTTTATGAACTACAACTATTGTCTTTTTCTTTAGCATTGAAATAATATAAAGAGCAAGAACAGTTTTTCCTCCTCCACATTTCAAGGATATTAATCCTCCACCTTTTTCTTCACATGCCCCCTTGTATAATTCAATAATAGGTTCTTGTTCTTTCCTCAATGAACCATTAAATACTATATCTATATCTTGTCCCTCATCCATTTTTGATTTGGTGGGTTTTCCATAATTTTCATAAGCATAAAATCTTGGTATATAAATACTATTAGGTGATTCCATATACAGAGAAAATCTTTTTTCATTACCATTTCCAAAATCTCCAACTACAAAAGGATTTACAGTTAAGTCCTTTTTTATATCTTTTAATTCTTTTTGAGTTAACTCCGATTTCTTTATTTTATAACCATTACGTAATAATGTTGTTTCTACCATGATCTTATTATATTTAATATCATAAGATTTAAATAAATATCAAATTTTTATATAAATATATAAATGAATAAATTATACATTATTTTATTGGATTAATTATTGTTAATTTCGCCAGCGGCATGTAATGGTGTAACAGTGTATACCGGTATTAGAGGATGTAGTAGTTAGATAAAATACAACTTTCTAACATCGATAACATTTTCTCGACAAATAGGACATTTATTAAAGTTGTTGCGATTTGAAATATTATTATTTTTATCAAAACAGGATTTACATGTGGTGTGACCACAAGGATTAAAATAACTATCAATTTTATCTGTTATACATATCGGGCAAACAGCAGATGTATTTAGTCCATTAATAGTGTGTAGTAGACATAAGTGTTTATTCATTTGTTTTATTTTATTGATGTATTCTTCTTTAGCCTTTTTTAAGTTATCATTGTTATTTATAGATTCAATATATTCATTTAGAGAATCTATTATTGCTTTTACTTTTTCATTAGAATCATATTCTTTATTACATGTTTTAATGAATTGAATACTGCAATCTATTTTATCAACATTTTCTTTAGTTTTTATTATTTCCATCTGATACTTTTTATGATATTCATCTAATTCAACTTGTAAAGTTAACAATTCACCATTTAATATTTTTATTTCATTAATAATAGTATCTATTTTTTCACATTTAAAATTTTCATCATTAATAGGTAATATATCCTTATCTTGTAAAATATTTAACAGATTTTCTTTGATTTTAACTGATTCATCTAATAAATTATTAGCAATAGTAACTGGTTCTGAATTATTTATGTTCATACCCATATTCATGGTCAGATTCATACCAGTGTCTATGATTGAGTCCATTATCATAGCGCCTTGAAAATCTTGTGAAGCATTCGCAAATAAAGGTGCGTAATTCATTATTCAAGATTAATATATAATCCTTTAACTAATTTAAATATAATCCTTTAACTAATTTAAATATATATTTATTATAGATGTATCATTATTTATTGTTGTTATTATTTATATTTTTAATGGCGAGTTTAAAAGAGGGTTACACTGATTATTTTGATGGTAGTTTAGACTATACCGAATTACCTTTAGAACCAGATAAAAAGAACTGTCCGCAAATTCATGTATATAATTACAATTGTTTAGTAAATAGAGATAAACGTAAAACTTTTTTTGGTGAAGAAAATTTATGGGAATCATATTGGGATCAACAAGATTTAAAAGATAAAACGAGTAATACAAAATCAGTATATCAAATGATACAACCCTTTGGATACACCAAAAATGAATTATTTGACATGACTCGTTTAATTGAAACAGATATTCCATTGCCAACTGATCCAGATTTTTTTAAACATATATAATATAATATAATAATGGATATTGAGGATTATATTGATTTCAATGTGTTGTTTTTAACAATGTGTGTGTTAATATTTTATAAATATGTTACAAATGATTCAAATATAGTATTAGAAAGGAAAAATAAAATATAAGATTATATTAAATGAATAATATTATTAAGAAAGTGTTTTCAATATTACTCGCATTTATAATAGTTCATTTAGCATTTACTTTATGTAATGATTATCAGGTTATTTCGGTATAATTACGTTTAAAATTAATCATTATATTGTATCAAGATACTATAAATGAGTCAAGAAACCCCTATTGGAAATTTAGGTGGAGGACTTAGTGATGAAGACGCTAAGTTAGTGGATAGTATTCTAAATGATATTAATAGCACAGATCAACCTGGTCAACCACAACAAGGTCAGCACCAAGGTCAGCCATCACCGGAACAGATTAAGATGATGCAACAGCAACAAATAGCAATGAGGCAACAGCAGATGGCTCAGCAACAGCAGATGGCTCAGCAACAGCAGATGGCTCAGCAACAGCAGATGGCTCAGCAACAGCAGATGTCTCAGCAACAGCAGATGTCTCAGCAACAGCAGATGGCTCAGCAACAGCAGATGGCTCAGCAACAGCAGGTGACTCAGCAAACAGAGCAGAAAACAAATATGATTGAAAGCGATAAATCAGATGACGTTTTAGAAAATATTAAATATGAAGCAAAGAATGTCATTGTTGTTATTTTCTTAAGTATTCTATTAAATATAGAACAGGTAAATAATGTATTTAAGGGGGTTGCCATGTTTGTTGATGAAACTGGATCTTTAAATGTGCAAGCAGTTTTCTTAAAAGCTGTAATGGTTGGATTAATATTTTACCTTGTTAAGACTTATTTATTGTAAGTAAATATTCTTGTATGTCTTTATTTGTCTCTATCTTTTTAAAGCATTTATTAATAGTCACCTCTGAAATCTTACAAACTTCAGAAATATTTTTTTTAGATTTATCTATATTTAAACTCTTACAATATAGATAAATACAACCAGATGCCATCGCAGGAGGAGTGTTATCATTACTCAATCCTAATTTCTCACATAATTCGCATAGTCTCTTAATATGATCTATATTCTTTATCTCCAATTTATGACAGAATCTTTCTATAAAGTCTCCTATAGTAATACTCTTATGCGATTGAATACGATTTTTATCAATATCACTCATTCTTATAATTTCTGTGAAATTTTTACATCCTTTAGTCATTATTTTATTATCAATATCAAAGCAGTGAGCCAATTCATTTGTTGAACGAGGAACATTACATTCTTTACAGGCATGATAAACACATGCTGCGATAATACCTATTCTGTTTTTCCCTCTTGAAATTTTCGTTGCTGAAATAGTTCTATAAAATGATTTCGCCGTATTACCAATAATAGGTGGTAAATTATTCTTTTTACATTTAGCATCTATATCGTTAAAAACTTTATATAGACTTCTTTCCTTATAAGGCATCGAATTCCATTTTTGATACTGGTCTACTTTTTTCATCTTACTATTATATCCTCTTTGTGCTATAGATGTTCCGAGTGAAGATTCTGGTAATAGACTATTGGATGGCATACCACATCTAGTAGGATTAACAGATGAAGATTTATAATTTCTCCATTCTGGTGAATCAACTATATTATTAATTACATTACTACATTCTTTACATATTATTACACCCTCACTAACACAATAGTTTTCCTCTAATTCACAACATGTTTTAACTCTTTCTTCTGTCACATACATTTCATCGAGTTTTTCAAAGTAAGATTCAAAAGTGTTCATAAATCTTTAAATTTAGAAAAGATATTTTTAAGTAATTTAAGAATACTAATAAGAAATCAAATTTTATTTATGTTTAATCCATATTAAATTTAAGTTTAGAAATATAATGTATGTTAATGAATTATTATCCGGATTATGGATAGGAGATAGTGCTATTTTAAACTCTAAACGATTTATGGAAGAAAATAGTATAGATATTATACTGAATTGTACTCAGATATTTGATTTCCCTGATTTAAATAACCTACAAAAGATTAGATTACCTTTTTCGAATGATAAAAATTCTGAAACAGATTTAATGCTCCTCAGACAAAACAAAGATAAAATACTATCATTCATAGATAGTAACATAACTGAAAAGAATATATTAATTGTTTGTTACGACGGGAAAAGTATATCACCATTTTTAGTTGCTCTTTATATTGCTGAGTATAGCAAGATCGATAAAAAATCTATCTATAATATCTTATTAACTAAGGATAGTAGTCTTTCATTATGGTTTGATCTGTCATTATTTTATAACATTTAATTAATTCATCTTAGCATATTTCCGACCAAATTTCATCCATAAGAATACAGATACAGTGAATCCAAGGAGAAATCCAGCAATACATTGATCCGGATGATCACCCATGAAAGGCCTAGTTACGACAGGACCTACAAAGAAAGTAAGAATACTATAAAAAATCATAATGACAATCATTGTCGGATTAGAAAGATGAACCATTTTATAATATATAAAACTATTTTAAATTAGTAAAAAAAGGGGTTTTATTTCTATAAATCTTTTTACTTTATTAATTTTTGTAAATTCATGTGCTGATAGCGGACTACTGTATCTATATCTTCTAAAGCAGAAGTATCTCTCCATGGTATCTTATTACCTTTTTCATTAATGATTGGTCTTGGTTCATCATATCTACCAAATTTTAAATGTTCTTCTTCTGATATTTGCTTCGCATGTTTCTTGCAGTAATCGCCATCTTGAATTTTATTTGGGCACCGAATATCAGAGTATCGAGGCCCCATGCATCTCGCACAGCATTGATTTTCAAAATGTTCTTTATCACTAGGTTTACTTATTTCAAATGGATATTTATGAATTTTATCTTTAATCATTTCTATCAGTGATTCTTCGGATAATCCTTGACCAATTTCATCTTTCAACTCATCAAATAATTTTATTTCTAATTTGTGATTTAATAACGATACTATATCCATTTTACCTAATCAAATGGTAGAAAAAAATCAAATTTCTTATCTTTGTATTCCGATATAACTCTTTCGATAATGCCGTTTATTGATTCATTTACAATTTGATTTATTACCAAATCATTGATGTGATATTTAATAGATGTATTTATTTTGATGTATGTTTCTTGTGGAATATATATTTCGTTATATTCATGGGAAATAACATCTTTTAATTTATCATTAAAAGATATTTTCGTATTGTATGTGTTTTCATTCTTTTCATCTGCTAGTAAACTTGGATTTGCTAAAATTCTATAATTATCCATAAATTATATGATTAGATTATATGAATAACAGTATTATAATTATTTTTATTTATATACTTAACATTTAAATGTAAACCTTCATCACCTTTTTTAATCTTATCATTTATATAGTAATTCTTAGAGAAATATAAATAATTACCTTCATCATCCGTGTTTATAAATCCATTGTATCCTTTTAAAGATGATATCAGTTTTTTTGTCTTTTTCTATATAAAATTTATAATGATCATTCATTACTATTAATTTACCATTACACCGAAATACCAACTCTTCAATGATAAACTATTTAAATTAAAATATAATTACATAAACCAATACTATGATTAATCATTTACCAAATATATTATCTGAAGATATATTTAATACTACGTGTTCTAATATTATCTTTTATGGTCATCAAATCAAATTACATGATTATTTAATACAAGTCTTCGGTGAAACCAAAACTATTACCAAAGAGAAAATTATCTATCAGAATAATCATGTATGCAAAATATTTAATATAGATACTGTTAAATCGAAGAATATTAATGATTTCTTTAATCTGTTATTTGAAATTATTCGTTCAGAAAATTATTATAGCAAATTCGGTCAACACATTGTAATTTTTAATAATTACAATCATATTTCACAAAGTATACAGAATAAACTAAGAGTAATTATAGAAAAATATAGAAAAACTACGCAGTTTATAATGATTACCGAAAAGATAAATACAATTATAAATCCTATAAAAAGCAGATGCTTGTGTATAAGAATACCAAACATGTCAATGAAAGAAAAGAGAGATTTATCTAGAACTTATCTCAAAGATAAATCATATGAAGAAAGGATGCCCGTTTACGATTGTATATATTCATTAAATGATAAAGATGATATCATTAAATTCTCCGAATATAATGAATATATTGAAAATCATGAGAATATCTATCTTAAAATATATCAAAAGTTAAATGATTGGTTAGATGAATGGATAAACAATGATAATATAATTTTATCTGAAATTAAAGAATATTCATATAATATTTTAAAATATTCTCTAGTCAATATTCATTTTCGGTTATATACATACTTTATAAAAGATACCAAATATACATTAAAACAAAAAAAGGAATTAACTGATTGCATTGCTAAATGTGAACATGAATTTAGTAAATCATATAGATCACTAGTTCATATAGAATCAATGTTTATCGAATTAATTTACTTGCTAGCTTGAATTAAATCCGAAGTCTCTTCTACTTTAATATATAATTCACTAACAATAGGTTAACACTTGACCACCAATTTCCATAGCCGGCGCATATCCTATATATTGTAATTTGTTTTTTTTGCTGTTGTAATCAACAACATGTGGGAATTCAGCTGCGCCCCAGACTGATAACAACGGAACACCTAAACAATAAACATCTCTAGCACTATCAGAGAAATAATAATGTCTAGCAGGCGTATCCCATTTATTATTCACTCCAATCTTATAATCAAATGGGAGATCGGTATTTTGCTTGATAATGCCCCCATCTAACCAATCGACAGGTAATGAGATTCCGGATATATGAAACAAACCTATATTATAAATATAATATGGAGATGATTTTAGTTTCTTTAGTGTGTTTAATTTATCTGTGTTGGTAACCTCTGAGTGTCTCCATCTTTTTATTATTGAGGTTCCATTGTCCGAATATCTCCACGTATACACATACCATTTATTTTCGTCAACATTATACTTATATTTTATTGCCCCGATATCACCGTCAATTTCTAAATCTAAATTACCTATATATAAATTTTCCGTGGCACCTGTATCTAAACATACTTCCTCAGGGACTGTATCCTCCGTATCAAACCCACATTCACTACATTCGTATTTATCCCCTTTCATACATGACCACTCGTGTTTAGGTTTTATTTTTTTACATTTATTCGGGCATTTTGCTGTGGAGATGGGGCATTACCGCATGTATAACCTTCTATAGTGTGTCCACATCCGCGCATAATATAATATATTACAAATAAAGCGCAACCCAACAAGAAAACAGATTCAATGCTTATTTCCATTAACTTAATATAATATTTTTTTTTTTATCAGAAATCATTTAAATACTATGATTTAATTTATTACTAACATGGATTACTATAAAATCTTAGAAATAGATAAAAATTCAACCACAGATGAAATAAAAAAACATTATTATAAACTTGCTAAAAAGTATCATCCAGACAAAAATAATGGTATTTCGGACGATGATTTTAAACTATTATCCGAGGCGTATTCAACATTATCAAATCCTAAAAAGAGATATCTATATGATATGAAATTGCTATTTAAAGAAAATCTGGGAGAAGATTTCGTTAGCCATTTTTCGGATATAGAGTTCGAAATACTTCATGATTATTATTTGCGACTGAAGGATTCTACTGAATTTAAATTTTTGAAATTATTATATGATTCATTACCTAAGAAATTCAAAGAAAAAGTAAATAGAAAATTTAAACAGCATAAATTAGATAAAAAAGATTCTTTACTGAATCTAAAAGACATCAAATATATTTATGCGAATAGCATTGACAATGATTATACTCTGAATTTAAATCGTTCATTAAAAGATGTATATTTAAATGCGAATAAAGAAATTATCCTTGTTACAAAGAATTATGCATATCATGTATTTATTACGAGTAGTGATTATTCACTTGAATTTAAAATAAGTAACCATGTTTTAACGATCCATATACAGACAGTGTTGCCAGAACATTATACATTAAATGGTCAAGATATTTATTACAATCATAGAATCAATCTTTATGAATATTATTTTGTAGATACTTTCCCTATTAAGTTACCAAATGATATTCAAATTAATTTGAAGAATTCCCAGAGTAGCAGTGAAATTAGCAATTCAGTAAAAATACCTTATCTTGGACTAAAAGATGGTTGTAAGAGAGGAGATTTATATATTTATAAGAATCTTGATTTAATGATTCAGAATAAATATCAATACGAAAGTATTATCAAAGAAATATTTACTTAATTTTCTATATTATACTAACCATGCTTACTCAAGTTTCAAATGATTTAATACATCATTTTTTAGGGCAATCTGATATTAATAGTCTCTTAAAATCAGATATCATCAAAACTCTTTATGAAAATTTACATAGTGAATATAAAAATTCAAAGATAAATTTAATGATGAATACTATGAGTTTTCCAACTAATGATTTTATAGCGAAAAGCATTCAAAATAAATTACATTCATATAAAAATGTTATGACTTTGCGTTGGACAACTACGGGTAGAAGTCGGGTTAGAAACACATTACATATTTATCTTGATAGTGATGCTGACCCAAATACAAAATTATTAGTAGATTCTATTTCATATATTACTTCTTTCAGTGATAAGAATCGTAAAATCACAATTCACTTGTGTCTTTTACCCGATAAGAAGATTCTAAAGAATAATACTAAGAATTTAACAAGCATGAATGTTAATTCGGGTTCAAATCATTATACAAACACTGAATCAGAAATTTGTATTTTTAGGAGAGAAGAATGTATTAAAGTATTATTTCATGAAATACTCCATGGTTTGAGATGCAGTGATTTAGGTGTTGATAAAAAAATTACAGAAAGATTATGTAAAAAATACAATCTAGATAGCAAAGATATCCTAGTTGACGAATCTTACACTGAAACATGGGCAAAAATATTAAATACATATTTTATCTCTTCATTAACTAATTCGTCAACGAAATATCAGCATTTTTGTACTATGTTAGCAATTGAAAGGGAATTTTCACTATATCAGGCTAGTAAAATAAGAGAATTCATTAAAAATTCTAAAGATAAAAATTTAGACAAAAGCACAAATATTACAGCATACTATCTAGTCGTTGGTGAATTTTTCAATGATTTAGAATTATTTTTAAATACATGTGGCGACAATCCTTATCTAAGGGATCATAAAGGATGTTTAGAATATCTGTATCAGTTAGATGTACCGAAGAAAAAAAAAGTGTCAAAAGATGATAAATATTATAATACACTTCGAATGAGTGTTTGTGAATTAAGAGTTTAGATTTTGTGATAGAAAATCTATTGAGAAAAGTAAATTAAGAAGTTATATGTAAAAGGAATATTCATCTAATTCATCTAATTCATCTAAATATAATTACACTTAAATTTATTGTTTAAGCAGTTGGGAAGACACCCTCCTTGTTGGGGAAGTGAACCTTCATGAACTTCTGGAGATTGAAGAAGGTGAGGTCATCATCCTTGCTCATCTTAAGGAGCTTGCGAAGGGAAGCATCTGCCTTGATGTGACGCTTGTCAGCCGGGTTCTGAAGATTCTTGGTCTTGCAGTACTCGTGAATGCGCTTGGTGACATTGGTGCGAGAGATTAGCTCATCCTTCTTGAGACCGAGGAACTTGCGCATCTCATCGGAGACAGGACCTTCCTTAGCGAATCCGCTCTTCGGGGCGTTCGGATCACGCGGCTTGCGGGCACGCTTACCTGATGCCTTCTTGTTAAGGGCTTTGGTATCTCGATGAACCTGCTTCTCAAGCTTCTGGAGGCGGGCACGTAGACCGCGAATAGTATTCAGGGCTTCATCAAGGGCACTGACAACAGCAGTGAACTCCTCGAGGTATGGGGTGTCCGAAACAACCGGTGCTTCAGTGGTGACTGGAGCTACCGGTTCAGGAGCCTGGACCGGTTCGGGGGCGGGGGCCGGTGCTGTAACCGGATCAGGTGCCGGGGTGACCGTCTTCTTGGACTTCGTGACAGGAGTGCTCTTCTTTACGTTCTTCTTGGCTGGAGGCATTATTAATATTTATATTCTCTATTTATATTTTATTCTTATCAATCAACCGCGCTTACTTGGTATACTATACTAAATGAATATTCTTTTAAGTAATTTTAATATTTACAAGTGTATAATGGGTAAAAGATTATTTGACCAATATACATATTTACATTTCGCATCGGGTATTACATCATATTTTTGGAATGTTGATTTATTAACTACAATTATCTTACATACAATATTTGAGATACTAGAGAATACGAATGTTGGAATGAAGATTATTAATAAATATATAAAATTATGGCCAGGTGGAAAACCATCAAAGGATTCTTTTATAAATTCTGTTGGTGATACTATTGGAATTATCCTTGGTTGGACCACTGCATACATGATAGATAAAATTGGAGAAAAATATGGATGGTACAAATCTCATATTTAATTTATCATATTTAATTCATCATAAATGATAACCAATCTATATGAGCATGATAACATTGTGGTGAAACTGATCCGAAAGCAATTAAAAAATACATAAATCCTAATTTCCTATCAGAATCTGTTTGAGCTTGGGTGAATTTAGTTACTTCATGTAATATTAATTCTTGTAAATCTTCTTTACAAGAATAATTCATTACTTCAATCATAGGAGTTCTAAATATATCTGCGTTTGGTGGGGATATATTACGTTTCATTTGTTGACTTAACTGACTACGATAATTCCAAATATCTTCTAGTTGGCGATATAATTCTTTTAATCTCCTGGTGCTTAATAATGTAAACCATTCCACATGACATGTATATCCCGATTGTTCAATAAAAGAAAATAAATCAACAATCTTTTGTTTAATAGTTTCTTTTCTATCTCTTACAATAGTATCTGTTAAATCTTCATAACCGTTTTCATTTTTTAATGAATTCATAATTCTTTTAATATCAAGAATTACATTCGATGGAATTTCTTCTGTGGTGTAGGGGTTTGGATAACCCATTTGTATTAATTTATCTAATGATCTGATATCAAATCCCCATCGTATACCACCCTTGTCTTTATAAGAGTAAAAATATTTCTGTTCTATATTTTTCAATTCATCATAAGTGTAAAAATCCTCATCGTTATTACACTTAAGATTTTCATTTTTTTGCCTTATAATTTTACCACGAACAAGTGATTGCACTAAGATTATATTCTTATAATTTTCTACTGAATCATATCTTTTTAATGAATTAATATGTTCTTTAATTTCATCAAATAGGTCATGTTTACTTTTTATGACAGAATTATTATTGATTTTATTCTTCTGATAATATAATAGATCGCTTTTTAGATAATCTTTAGATAAACCGGTGAAATTATTAAGATCTATCATGTTATCTTTGACTAAGTGATTTCTACGATGTTTGTAGCAATATTCTCCATAACGACAATTTAAATGACATGTATTTTCAGATTCATTCTTTTTAGGATCAATAAATTTACAAT